TGATCTGGTTTTCGTCCATGGGTCTCACTCCTTGGTTGGGTGTTCTTCGAGAGTTGACCGCTACCGTCCCACACACGGAGGCCGGTAGCGGTTGGGGCGATATGCCCCGGAATCTTGCTCGTCCTCGCGTTGCTCGAAGCGTTCGAGCCTCGCTTCCTCGTCGCGCTCGCGCCTCTCCTCCAGGTCGTCCCGGTCCCAGGGCGTGGATAGCTCGGGAGAGTCGTAGACGGGCCTGGTAAGTCGCAGCGTCACGGTTGCACCGCCTCGTGTGCGATTGCGATCAGGTCGAGATCCACCGCCGCCTCCGCCGCCGCCCGCGCCGCCTCCGCCGCCGCCCACTCCGCCTCCGCCGCCGCCCACTCCGCCTCCGCCGCCGACGCCGACGCCGACGCCGACGCCGACGCCGCCCACGTCGCCGCCCGCGCCGCCTCCGCCGCCGCCCACGCCGACGCCGCCGCCGACGCCGCCGCCGCCTTCACCGCCGCCGCCGCCGCCGACGCCGACGCCGAACGGTTGCGGCCAGAAAGCCACCCAGCAGCCCAGGTTTGCCAACCATCCGAGGCTGTCGGGTAAGCGCACAGGATGGTAAAGCGCACCCGTTGCTCCGTCGTGACAACGGGCAGCGGCAACTCCTCCACCAGGCGCATGCGCTGGACCCCGAATTTCAGGCCATGGTCATCGAGTCGGGCACCGTCCACCTCGATGCGCCACAGTCGAGGGTTCTTGATATTGGCGTGGATCGGGTTCAGGAACACGGCCAGCAGCGGATCGGTGTACCCGTGCAACCACCCGTCGGTGCAGAGGCCGCCCTTCCCACTGACCTCCTTCCACTCTCCCAGCACCCACTGGCAACCGCCGTGGGTCTGCATGTCCTGGTCTGTCAGCTTACACAGCGTCATGGCTTTGGCTCCTTCATTGCTTCGTGAACGGCGACGATGGCCCCAATTGGGACGCGGTCCAGCCCTGGGCGCACGTCCTCGGCAATGTCGGCGGCTTGCAGCAGTTCGGCGGCAAGGTGGCGCGCGTCGCTGGGGCTCATGTGCAGGTCGCAGCTCACGAAGGCCACGCCCGGGCCAGTGGGGAACGTGGGGAAGATGACCACGAACGGGTCCATGCTGCGGTGCTGCTCATATCCATTGGCTGTGAATGCTGGTGTCATGGTTGGTCCTCCTCGTTCCCGGTTTCGTCCTCGTCGGGCGCGTCAACATACCCGGTGCCGTCGCACACCGGGCAGCATTCATCCGGCGGTGATTCGCACCGGCCGCACGAGCAAGTTCCATTCACCACACCGTCCCCGGTACAGTTCTCGCATTCGACTTGTCCTGGCCACGGTCTGTTGCGGCGGTGGTTTCTCGGGATGAATGATCTGCAACCCATGGTGGTCTTCCTCCGTTGCGCGGGTGGGGCTACAGCCGAGAGGCGAGGTCGGAAAGGGCGACCATTTGCTCGCCCGACACCAGCCCCTTGGCCTGGTGGTACCTCTCGCAGCAGAGCCGATAGATGCTCTCCGCGTGCCGCGAGTCAGTGTCATAGCCGAAGGTGCTGGCCCAGTCGTCGAAGCTCTGCTCATGCGCTTCTAGGGATTCCTGGCACACCGAGGCTAGTACCTCTGGGAGCTGCGGACGCCTGTCCCGATTCGGGGCGTGGCGCTCGCGCTCCTTGTCGTCCGCCCCGCACGACCACTCAACCACCATGGACCGACCACCCTTCGAGAAAGTGATCGTGTAGGCGAAGTGCGGCCACGGTTTGGCGGTCTTCGGTTCTCCCATTGGCTCGGTGGAATATCTCGGGGCGCCAACCTCGGCGGAAATGCCGAGGGTTGCGAAAAGTGAGTCCAGCTCCCTGCGTGCGATCACGTGGTCAGGCTCGGCGGCTTGGTTCTGTTCGTTCGTGGTCATGGTGCTTTCTCCTCGGTAGTGGGTTGTCAGTCGATACGGTTCGAATCTTCGTAGGCTTGCGCCTCTGCGTTCTCCACTTCCCAGGTCGCCCAGCATTGGGCGCAACTTGTCTCGGTCCTGCCCGCGAGGCGGGAATACCCGATGCGCTGGCCCGGGCTGATGATGTGGCCGCAACTGGCCATGGATTGGAACTTGGCCACGATTGGTCGGAATGCGTCGAAGCGTCGAGTGATGGGCATGGTCTACCCTACCCATCCGTGGCCAGGGCGTGTCTTGGCAAGGACGGTGCAGGACACTACCTCGCACGTCAGCTCATGGCCGAACCGTTCCCGCTTCTGGGGAAGCAGGTGGTAGTGGTACCCGAACGCATCGGGTTCCACGCCCACGTCGAAGCCGGTCATGTCGGAGAGTCGCTGCGCCTCGTCCTTGGCTTGCTGGTATGTCATGGGCTAGTAGCGCCTGAGGGCGCCCTCCATGTCAGAGGAAGACAGGACCGCCACCAGCCGGTGCCCGGACATCCCGAGCAGCTCCAGCAACTCAAACACGTTGTCGAGAGTGTTCGGGTCCATGTCGGGGTGGTCCTTGGCGAATGCTGCCCAGTCTGCGGCGGACTCCTCGGGAAACTCTCCGAGGGTTTCCTTGGCGCCCTCCGCCTCTGTGACGTACTCCATGAGCGCCTCGATGATCTCGGCCGTGTCCATGGCCGTGTCAAGGTCCGCCCGTTCCGCGAGATTCCTTGCGGCCAGAAGCAAGGCCCCATCGTCCTTGCGGTAGGTATTGGCCCATGAGCGCAAGTCCGCCCAAGTCACCGAATCGGGCTCATCCTGCGGGAACAACTGCACGGCAAGGGCGACCCTTTGCGCTTCGGCTGCTTCGTTGCCTTTGGTGTCGTCATCCTTGGCGGCCATGGCAAGGCGCAGCGATTCCAATTCCTTGCGGGTGTCCTCGTGCCGTCGGACTTCCTCAATCGTGCGGATGCGGGATTGTTCGAGCTGGGCTTTTAGGGTGGCGATGGATTCCTTTGCCATGGTGTCTTTCTCCAGGTTGTAGGTTGTGGGAGTGGTATGGCTCTACCACCGAAGGTTTTCTGGCAGCATCCGATAGGACTTGTCCGCTTCCGCTTCCAGTTGCAGCGCGGTTACGATTGCCCCTGTCTTGCGAGAGAAGCGAGCGCGACGAGTCTTGGCGCAGAAATTCGCCAGCAGGAAGAAAACCGCCTCATGCTCTGCTAAGTCGTGATCTAACAAGCCTTCAAGGTTCGGGACAGTGACGTCGTCCATGCTCGCGTTTGCCATGATGGGTTCCCTTTCGGTTGTTGGTAGTCGGTCCCATGATGCCCCCGATGGCTCGGGAGCACGAGCGGCCCACTACTCGCCCCGCTGGGACTCCGGGAGGTAGAAGGGCGACGTGGGGCGGGTTGAGTACCCGCGCGCCCTCTCCTCGTTCCTGTGCTTGCGCCCGTAGCGACTGTTGCCACTCGGTCGCTGCATCTGCACGTCTTTTGTGGCATTCCGCTTCGCCCGCTGGTCCGCTCGCTTCGTTCGTCGTTTGCTCATGGTGTCTCCTTGGTCGTGGGTAGTGGCCAGGCTCATCAGTGCGACGTGGCCAGTCGTCGCAGACGGGCTTGCGCCCGTTTCGCCTATTCGCAGCGCATGCTGAGGTTGCCCGCGACACGGCATACGTAGACCTGCTTGGCATCGACGCAAGCATGGTCCTTGTGATTCGCGGCCCAGTCACCGAGGCGAGCATCCGAGGCGGGGACGAGCGCGCGGCCCTTGGTGCAGGTCGGGATGCCGTCGCTGGCCTTGGTGGTCTTGCCGCCCTTGAGGTTGGTGGGCAAGTCCTTGGCGGGAATGGTGCCATCGGCGCCAAAGGCCACGAGGGAGAAGGCACAGGTTGAGAGAGCGAGAATCAGGGCTGCGATGAGAGTCTTCATTGGGTTCCTTTCGGTTCTGGGTTGTGGTGGGCTACTTCTGAAAGCGGCGTCCAGCTCTGCTACCCGATGGCCTGGCTTACTTCCCGCTTCCCCGTTCGCCCTGACGAGGAGGTCTATTGCAGTCCATGTGCCAGAGTTGGCTTGACAGTGGACACAAGCAAAATCGCAGGGTTAGCACGGCACGACCCGTGCAAGGTAGACAAGGAATGGCAGTGAAGGTACGCAAGGATTGCGGCCCATGATGTAACCCCGCGGAATCACAAGGACAAGGATTGTCACAGGTGAGGAGGGCAGCGACGAAAGACGGCACCGGTCGTGCCACGACAGAAGCGAGCCCCCATCCCGCAAGCCAAGCCCGAGCCCACCTCAAGCATTCCCAAGCAGCCCATGAGAACTCCCCTACCACTACAGAGAGACAACCCCGAGACAGCATGAGCAGGGCGACGACACGGTGCGGTGTAGCGTCAGGCGATAGCCTGTCAGCGGTGCCGCTCAAGCCAGCCAACGGTCAAGGACCTAGCACTATCAACGGGTTGCGTGCGATGTAGCGCGCCAGGGATGCGAGAGCATGGCCAGGACGGCCGTGCAGGCCAGGCCTAGCTGCCTATCCTCTCGCCACTGCTGACGCATCCAGTAATTATTTGCAAAATGTATTAAATTACGAGTCATGTCATGACCACATTACGCGCACTTAGGACACACATTTGTCATGCGCACTACACTAGCCAAGCCCAATCCCACACACACAATCCCACATGTGTACGCTTGGAAACAATACCCCGTAATCCCGGGGTTCTGTTTACATAGGCGCATTGCAGCAGTAGTCGTTCCGCATGGTTGCACGATTGATGCATTGCTCACTGCCCAGGGTGGCCTTGCTGGGTATGGTGACGCACCACCCCACCGGGGTACCGGGTCGGGGAGGGTGCGGGCTGAACCGGTACTGCTTCGCCTCACGCAACAAATCACGTTTCACTTGACCTAACGCATCGCACCAGCTAAGGTACACCCAGTCCTTCGGGACAGGGGAAGCAAGGTCGTGCCGGCGTCCTCCCCGCCCGGCCAGCGGTGAAACCTAGGTCGCCCTGGCCGGCAAAACCGGAGCGTGTTGTTCGCGCCTATGGCCCTGGCGGCGTCGATGAACAACATCACCGCCCTGCCCTCCCGCCCCTGGCCTTCGCGCGCGGGGCGCGGTCCCAGGCGATTCCTTCACTGCCGATGCCGTAGACAAAGTGCCGACGCCGCCCGGTTGTTTCGCGAACCTCGAAGACTGGGCCAATGCCACGGAACCGTTTTGGCAGACGGTCCTGCGGGAGCACGGTGCATGTCTTCCCCGACATTCTGTCAATGACCCGCTCTCCCTTCCGCGGCCAGCGCGGGCGAGTCACTTCGCCCCGCCCTTCCCGGCGTCCAGGACGTCTGGCGGCGCCGTCAGCGAGGGCTTCCCGTCGCGCTCGTAGACAGCCACGTCGATCCACGCTCCGATGGAGTGCCCGGCTGGCAGCTCAAACGTCACCGTGTTTTTCTCGAAGTCAGCCTCGATGACCTGGCACCGGCGGATGTTGGACCACGGTACGCCCCGTGCCAGATCGGCGCGGAGGGCGGCCCGTTCGTCCATCACTCCACGCAACGTCTGCCGTAGGGCGTCCGCTTCGGTGCTCATGTCAGCCTTCCCCCTTCCCCGCCTCGGCCAGCTCCGCTTCGAGGGTGGCGATGCGCTGGTCGTCCACCGCGAGGGCTTCCGTTGCTGCCATCATCGCTTTCTGTCGAAGGTCGCACTCCCGTTCCAACTCCATCACCCTCTCCCTTAGCGGCGCGCACGCGGCCTCGACGGCGGCGCGCTGGTCGGAGCGGGCGGCTTCGAATGCGGTCTCCTTCCCTCTGGCGTTTGACCATGCGGACAGCGGAACCCTTTCCAGGCGCTCCATCACCTCACCCTTGCAGTCGTGGCAGAAGGCCCTTGGCATCGCCACCCCGCGCCGCTTCGGCTTGGGGCCGTGCTTGCGAAGTCCTATACTCACTGGCCCCTTGCACTCAGATGGCCAGCCGGCCAGGGGCTTGACGCTCCCGCAGACGCGGCAGCAAGTCACCAACAACCCGCCGCCCAACAGGTCAGACCGAAACTCGACGTGCTCGCGCACCTCTGGCTTGCGCTTCGGCTTTCCGGCTTTGCGGCCGGGCGCGGGGCGGGTGGTCATGCTGCTTTCCCTCCGTGGCGGAATGGCCTGCTCTTGTTGTATTCGTCCTTGACCTGAATGGCTCTGCCGAGGTTCACCCCGAGCGCGGCCGCCGTGTCCATGGCCCGAATCACGATGTCTGCAAGCTCCTCATCGGCGCACGTCAAGTCGATCGGCTTGTCGCACTGGCCTTGCAGGTGATTCCTGCGGTACGCCTCCCACAGTTCCGACACCTCGCCGTGAAGGTTCGCGCACCACGCTCCAAAGTCCCTTGGAACACCAAACCGCTCGTCACCGTCGTGGAAACCCTTGCTCGCGGCTATGGCGTACATCGCGCTTGCTACGTCGTTGATCGCGTCTACCTGTTCACGTGTCACGGCTTCACCGCCTTGCTGTTTCGTTCACCGAGACAACTCGCCGCGTTGTGCCCGAGGCGACCGCACACCGAGCACCGTCGCTTCTGCGCGTCGGGCCTTCTCCTGCGCTCTCGGCACGGCTTGCACCTGTCGCGCCCATCGGACACCCTCCCGCACTGGCTGCACCTACCTGCCTCCCTCATTCGCAACTGCCATCGCCTTTGTCTCGTCATGGTTGGACATTGCCTTGACAAAGCCGTCAAGTCAAGACAATATTCCTCCATGGCACTACCAGGCCTCGTGAGAGCTACGGAACTGGCTCGGCTTCTCGGCGTCACCCCCAGGACCGCCATCATCTGGTGCAGGAAGCTCGGCATCCGGATAGCCAAGGCTCCTGTTCGTGGGACCGATGATGCGACACCGGAGGGCCACCGCGGGAAAACCTCCCCCATCTACGTCTCCATCTCGGAGTCGGTTAAGCTCCTGGAGCACATGCTTCCCGGGGTGGCCAACTTCGCCGAGAGGTCCAGGCTCAAGGCCAGGATCGACAGGAGAGCAGCCCAGACGGCCAGGGGCTCCAGGAACGTCCGCAACGAAATCATGTGGGAGGAGTAGCACTTGCGCGCCGCGACCCGCGGTGGCAACATGCAGATATGTCGGCCCTTGCCAAGCTAGATGGCCAGCGCGCCGTCCTGGCGCGGTTCGAAAAGCTCGTGAACGAGTCGGCCCGCATCGTTGAGGTGGCTGGCAAGGCGTACAAGCTCACCCGTGACCCGATGACCGGCGCTCCGGTGCAGCCCGAGGGCCTCCAGCCCGGCACCAGGGCGATGGACGACTACCACATCCAGCGCGACGCACTCCAGACCAGCAAGGACTGCCCGACGTACCTCCGGCTCCACATTGAGCGTGTGGCACTCGCCCAGCGCATCGCAGGAGGAGGGGACGGCTCCAGGGTGCCGGTCGTGAACTTCATCCAGCAGAACTTCTCGATGCCGCCCAAGTACCCCGTCATCGACGTGACCCCCGTGGACAGGAAGGGGTGACGATGGCCTTCTACACCGGCAACGGTCGCACGTCCGTCACCTCGGACGAGTTTCGCTCCGGGTGGGACCTTGCGTTCGGAAAGGACCAGCATGCCTCTCATCAAGTCGACCTCCCAGAAGGCCCTCAAGGAGAACATCCGCGAGATGATCAGGGCCGGACACCCCAAGAACCAGGCGGTGGCGGCGGCGCACGAGAACCAGCGTAGAGTCGCCGCCCACCACAGCAAGTTCACCTGCAGCAAGAAGAAATAAGTGGCCTGGCCGCGCTACACCATCAAGCAGCCGGTGACCAAGCGGCCACCGAACGAGAAGTCGTCGCTGCCCTGGCTCCAGCGCGAAGTCCAGCCGTGGCTCCTCCAGGCCCACAAGGTCATCGACTGGCTCGTCACCTGGATAGCCAAGGTCCAGGTGGACAACGACCAGACGCCGGTCGTGCTGGAGAACGCCCTCGTAGGAGCCGGTGGCCTGACCATCACCAAGACGGGTACGACGCCGAACAAGAAGCTGACCTTGACCGCAGCGGCGCCCACCCCCAGCGTCTACGACATGCCCATCAGCCTCCCCGACGTCCTACCGTCCAACAAGGAACTGGTCGGGTTCGTGTTCGTGCGGGCCATGCGGCTCCCGACCACCGGCCACCAGGCAAACGCCAGCATCGCGGCGCTCGCGGATTCGACCATCACGACCAAGAAGGTCACGGCTGCCGGCGTGAGCAGTGACATCGGCGCCGTTGACTGGGATGCCGACGGGAAGCTTGGGACCGTCACCGTCCCAGTGGCCATCGACTTCGCAATCGGTGACACCGTTCTTTGGTGGAACCAGGCAATTGCAGACGCGAACCTGGCGGACGTTCACATGACCTACAAGTGGGAGTACCTGTAATGGGCATCGACAACCAAGGCACCGAGATTGAGGATGCTGTAGTGGCCATCGGCCCGTGGGTCTACAACACAGCTGTCGGTGCCCCCCGTACCGGGTACGGGCGCGGGTCGATGTGTGTCAACGCGACCGACCCGAGCGCGGTGCTTCCGTACCCATTCACGGCAGCCAAGACGACATTCGGTGCAACCGCGTCGTTCTACTTCGCTGGTACCAGTTCGTCTCCTTGGACGCAGAACAACCTTCCGTTTTTCATCTTCGCTTCCAGTGGCAGCGGGTGTCTCGCGCTGGCCACCACGACGACCACAGGAGAAATCAAGCTGGTCAGGTGGACTGGCGCTGCCTATACCACGATTGCAACCGGCGCGGTTCCATCGACCAACACCGCCATACGCTTCGACGTGTACGTGGAGAACTACGGGGCGGGCGATGCAACCGAGCGGTGCCGAGTGTGGCTGCGGTATCCCCTTGCGGCGACTCCGCCGGTGCTGTGGATCGACTACTCGGGCGACCTGACGTCTCCGGCAATCACCGACCTGGACGCCGCCTGGATTACCCCGGTAGCGGCGACCACCGCCAGCACCGCCGGAATTTCCGAGGTCATCATCTGCGACGAGCCAACCCTCCGCATGGGCGTGGTGCCGATCTACCCGAACGCCGCCGGGGACGCCACCGAATGGACTGGCGCCTATACTGCCATCGACGAACTGGCCGCCAGCATGACCGACTTCATCGAGACGCCTGATGCGGTCAAGCTGTTCCTGTGCAACGTCACCGACCTACCGGCGGGCTCGCTTAACCCGCTCTGCCTCAAGGTCAGCATTCTGGCGGCGAAGGGGTCAAGCGGCCCGACGCAAATCAAGATCGCCATCAAGACCCACGGGACGGTCTACTACTCCTCGACCTTCGCGCTCGACATCTCGCCGACAGCCTACAGTTACAGTTGGCCGCTCAATCCCAACACGACCGCCGCGTGGACCACGGCGGAAATCACGGCGCTGCAAATCGGCGTCGAATCGGTTGCGTGATGGCTGACCAACGAGTAGGCAAGATTCACAGCTCGACGGTGGGGGCACCGGCCGAGGCGGATGTCGCGGTTGCGAAGGGCCACGCTTCTTTGGTTGCGGCTCCATTGGAGGCCAACGTCATGGTTGCCAAGGGGAACGCCTCAGTCGTGGCCGCACCGCTAGAAGCAAACATGGTCGTCTGGAAGATCGAGGCATCAGTCGTCGTCGAGGATGGAGCCCCGGCCGGCCGCTACGTCAACATCATGGTGTGCGGATGATCCCAGGAGTCTACGAACCATCGCACGTCCAGCTTGAGGCGCACAGCTTCCAGCCCTACGACGAGGTGGAGATTCTGTACGGCGGAGCCGCGGGGGGCGGGAAGACCCTGTGGCTGCGGTGGGACCCAATCGAGACCCAGTGGCCAGGAGAGCACCAGAGGTGGCTCGATGCACGCGCCCGCGGGGAGAGCTTCGAGTCAGTCGGGTGGGCGCTCCACGTGCGTCGCACCTTCCCGATGCTCCTCCAGACCATCCTCTACATGAAGCGGGCCGCTCAGATCATCGACCCGGGGGTCCACTGGGACAGCGAATCCAAGCTGTTCACGTTCTCGTGCGGATACCGCTACCAGTTCGGCCACGCCGAGCACCCGGATGACTGGAGGAATTACGACTCGAACGAATACACCGCCCTGTATGTCGACGAGGGAGTCCAGCTCCTCAAGGAGCAGTACGACGGTCTCTGGTCCCGCGTCCGCACCACCGACTCGGTGCTGCGCCACAAGCTGCGCACCTGCATCGCCACCAACCCGGACGCTCCATTTGAGGGACTGTGGGTCAAGAAGCGGTTCGTCGACCCGGCGCCGGCGGGGCGCTCGACTCTGGTGGAGAACACCGAGCTGGAAGACGGCACAGTCAAGACCACGGCCCGCATCTACATCCCGGCCTACCTGCGCGACAACCCGAACGTCGAGTTCCGCCGCACATACGAGGCGAAGCTGCGCAAGATGCCCCGCCACATCATGATGGCCCGCCTCTTCGCCAACTGGAACACCGTCGAGGGGGCCTTCTTCGAGTACGAGTGGCAGCCCGAGGCCCACGTCGTCAAGCCCTACCCTATCCCGCCCCACTGGCCCATATACCGCGCTCTCGACTGGGGCTACAAGGCGGCCTGCGTCTGCATGTACTTCGCGGTGGACGAAGAGGGCAACATCGTGGTCATCGACGAGTTGACGTGGAACCACGAGTGCCCAGAGGAGGACCGCAAGGACGCCGAGTTGGTGGCCATCGCGATCAAGCGGTACGAGCAGGCGCACGACGAGGAGCAGGAAATCAGGGACGCAGCTCGCGCCGACGGCCTGAAAAGCCCGCGGTACTGGGACAAGAAGTCCAACTGTTCGAACCTCATGGGACCGGCCGACTACCAGATCCGAGAGGAGCGCGGCAACAAGGGCCCGACCATCGAGGAAACGATGGCCGGCTACGGCGTCTACTGGAACGCCTGCAAGAAGAACCGCCCCATGGCGACCGCGGAGCTGCTGCGGCGCCTGCGCGACATCCCGAAGTCGCAGAACAGCCGCCCTGGCATCACGTTCTTCGACACCTGCGTCCACACGGCCCGCACGATGCCCACCAGGAAGACCGTGAAGGTGTCGGACGGCAACGACCGCAAGCGCGAGGCCCCTCCCGAGGCGCCGGATGACCACTGGTTCGACACTGTGTGCTACATTTGCCTGTTCAGGGCTAGCCCGGCGCAGAAAAATGAGCGAAGCTGGTCCGAGGATGACGAAGACGATCTCTCGAAGGCGCGCGTGAGGCGCCAGAGCCAAGGAAAGTGGGGTTACGGCCTATGAAAATCTCCAAGCGAAGCTCGACGGCCGGCGGGACTGGCTCGGACGACCAGAACGGCGCCGTTCCAGACAGCGAGGCGCAGTACAGCGAGTCCTCCAAGGAGGTCGTGGTCGCCCAGACCGAGAACCCCGCCCAGCCGGGCCTCGCTCTCCCCGACAACGCCATCAACCTCGTGCCATACCTGCTCGAAGCCGCCGAAAAGGACGAGAAGGTCAAGAAGTTCATCGAGGAGACGCTCCCGAATCAGGTCATGCGCCACTTCGACGAGGACTGGAAGGCGCGCGAGGGCTGGATGCAGCAGCGGGCGACTATCACCAACCTGTTCCTGGGGGCCCTCAAGGAAAAGAGCGAGCCGTTCCGCAACTGCGCCAACATGCACGTCCCGATTCTCGCGACCCGCATCCTGCGGCTCGTGTCCCGCGTCTGGGCCGAGCTTCACGCCAAGGGGCAGCCGATGTTTTCGGCCCAGGCGGGCTCGAAGCTGTCCGAGAAGCGCGCCGACCTCATCACCAAGCACGAGAACTGGCAGTTCGAGAAGGAGATTCCAGACTTCCCGGCGCACACATGGCGCTACTGGATGGATTTCTTCCTCTTTGGCGAGGGAATCTTCTCCTCCACCCGAGATTTCCTCCAGGGGAAGAACCGGCACAGGTACGTGTCGCCCGACAAGTTCGTCTACCCCTACGTGGAAGGCTCCACCGCACCGGACATGAGCGACGTCCCACGCAAGACGGAGATCCTCTCGCTCTACAAGCGCGACCTCAAGTCCATGGAGCGCCTCGGGTTCTACGCCCAGGTGAGCAAGGTGTGCTCGCACCGCGGAACCCACGACACGGACTTGGACCAGCCAGTGAAGGACGCCGTGGACAAGTTCGAGAAGCGCGACCGCACCGACCACACAGAGGACGCTCCCTATGAGCTTCTGGAACAGCACACCTGGGTCCAACTCCCCTACGCTGACCAGGAGGAGCCGTACCGGGTGGTGGTGGACCGGAAGAGCAAGGCCGTGCTGGGCCTCTACAGCCGCTACTACGACGACCCAGAGGACAGGACGCGATTCGACCGCGAGACGTCCGAGTTCGAGCAGTACATGCTGGCCGTCCAGCAGTACACCCAGATCATCGAGGAGGAGCAGAAGACCCTGGCGGTGTTGCAGCAGCCGAACGTACCGCCAGAGGAAGCCATCGCCATCGGGGAGCAGGTCCAGCGCGAGCGCCCGAACCCGCCCATGTCGCCACCGTGGATGAAGCCTGACGAGGAGGGCAACCCGAAGCCGCCCGAGCCGTGCAAGCAGAAGGTCATCGAGTGGTTCTCGCGCGGGACCTGCATCGACATCCCGAACAACTCCTTCGGCATCGGCCTCGGGGTCCTCATGCTGCCGCACCAGATGGCCGGCAACATCATGCTCAACCAGTACATCGACGCCGGAACGCTGGCCAACAGCCTCGGGCTCGTGGTCCACGACATGGTGAAGTTCCCGCCCGGCATGACCAGTATCTCGCCGAACGAAATCACGCGCATTCGTGGGGTTCCGCCGGATCAGATCGAAAAGGCGTTCTGGAAGTTCGACCACCAGCAGGCCAACCCGCAACTCCTCCAGGGCGTCCAGATGCAGGAGGCCGCGGCTGACGGCATCAGCTCATCGCCCGACGTGCTCTCGGGCCAGAAGGAGGGCGACGAGACGTTCAGGGGCCAGGCGACTCGCGTGGAGCAGTCCACCAAGCAGCTCTCGGCCCTCACGGTCAGAGGCATGGTGGCGCTCAATCAGGTGGCTACCAACAACGCCATGCTGAACTTCCAGTTCCTACCCGACACCCGCCAGGTGGACGCCCGCGACCCCGCGACCCGCAAGCTCACCCCCATCACGGTCACGCGCGAGCTATACCGCGACAGCTACGACGTGGTGTTCTCGGCAGACCTGAGCTTCGCCAGCCGCGCGACCAAGGTGTCGGAGGCCGACGATGCCATGGGGCTCTTGATGAAGGGCGTCCCGCCGCAACTCCTGACCCTCGTCATGCGCCCCGAGGGCGTGGGCGCGGCCCTGCGCAAGTGCCTCCAGGCCCGCGACATGTTCGACCTGGCATCCTACATGCTCACGGACGACGAAATCGGGCAGCGCATGATGGCCCAGCAGCAGGCGTCCCAGGCAGGTGCGCCTCCCGGCGCTCCTCCGCCCTCCGTCCCGAACGGACAAGCCCCTGGCCCGGCCCAGGGAGCACCACCGCAACCCCACATCGCCCGCGGCACGCCAGCGGAGGCGGCGCCGGGCGGAGTTCAGTAACCCGAAAAAGGAGTGAGACATGACGAAGGAACAGCATCTGATAGCGGTAGCGTGCGAGTTGGCACATGCGGCCCAGGGATACGCGGAGGCTTTGTGGTTGCAAAGGTCTACCATGGAATCTGTGATTGCGATGTCCAAGGCGAGGGCGGCACTCAGAGAGATACAGGCATACGCGAGGTACGCCGCTGCGGAGGTTGCGGTTTTCGAAGCGGTCGAGGAGTACGAAGGGAAGCCGCTCGCGCCGGTTGCTACAGAGAACTCCCCAGAGCTTCAGGTTCTAAGGGCAGCCCTGGAGGCTGGCGGAATCCTGGGTAGTAGCGCACCAGCAAAGGAGTGAGACATGGACTTCCCCAACGAATGGGCATCGGCCCCCAAGGAGCAGGTGGCGGACTGGCTCGACCACCCCTGCACCGGCATCCTGAGAAAAGAGCTTGCTGCTGGCATCGCCGACTGCGACCAGCAGATCCTAGCGGCGGCCGAGTCGTTCACCAACCGCAGCATACAACCGGATGCGATGGCGAGGGCAGTGGACACGAACGGATCGCTCAAGAGTGGCTACTGGCGTACCCTGGAACTCCTGGGAAGGGCGGAAGAGTATGTCAAAGCAGAGTAGCCTCGACCTTGCGATGCCGAAGCTCCTGCGCGAGCGCATCGTCCAGTACGACATCCCGCCGGCCCCGGGCGCCATCAACTTCGAGGACGTGCTCATCTTCCAGGTTCCTGACCAGGAGTGGAGCAGCGAGAAGTGGAGTTCGGACTCGACGCTCTACAAGCCCGAGTACGTCCAGGACGCGGACAAGAGGAAGTGCCCACGAGGCATCATCGTCTCGGCCGGGCTCAAGGCGCTCGACATCATGCGCGACCACGGCATGCAGCTCGGCGAGATGGTGCTGTTCTCACCCAACTCGTTCCACCGCTTCCAGGTCAAGCGCACCGGGGACGGCAAGATGGTGGAGTTCCCGTTCATGCACATTTCGGACGTTCACATCTCCGAGGACATCCCGAGCCGGCTCGCAGCCGGCGAGCTTGAGATGGTGCGAGTCGGCAGAAGCTACCGATTCGTGTGGGCAGGCGAAGAGGCAACCGAGGGGCGGATCGACCCGCCGCGATTTTCCGACAACCCATGAGGAGTGACCAATGAGCGAGACAAAGCTGGGGGTTTTCATCACAAGGGTACCGGACGGCGAAATGGTTCTCTCTGTATCCGCGGTGACCTTAGATGCCGCGGGTAAGCACCACTCCTATGCAATCCGTTTACCCGCTATTGGATTTGAGAATCTCAGTCCGGGAGATCCGGAGATGTCCAGATTGCTCAATGAAGAGGCACAACCGAAGGAGTGACCAATGTCAGACCCAACACTGAAGGACCGGGAAGCACAGGTTGACGACATCGAGCCGCAGGATCAGGCGGCGGACGGGCCGTCCGTCGAGGCGCACGAGGGCGGCAACATCGAGGTGCAGCCGTCGAGGAGCGAGTTGCGCAAGAAGGACTGGGAGAACAGGGTCGGCAGCGTCATCGAGGCGCGCAACAAGCCGCTCACCGAGAGCATCGAGCACCTGCGCCGCACTCAGGAAGGCATCAACCAGGCGCTCTCCAGGCTGACGCAGCAGCAGCCGGAGCGCCGCGAAGAACGCCAGGGCGCCCCCACGGTGGACCCGCAGTTCAAGCAGATCCGCAAGCGCCAGGCGGAAATCTACCAGCTCATCGGCCAGGCCAAGACCCAGGCCGACGTGGATCGGCTGGAAGACGAGTTCACGGCTCTCGACCAGCAGGCCCTCGACCTTCGGGCCGGGGCGCAGGCAGAGGACCGCATCGCCAAGTTCCGCAAGGAGAACCCACCGCCCAAAGACCACGAGACCGAGTGGATTCAGTCGAACTTCGGGGACGTCATCGGCCACCAGAGGGCCGCCAATTGGGCCGTCGGAGCGTTCCAGCAAGCCGTCGCCGAGCTTGACCACACCCCGACCATGCAGGACCGCCTCAAGATCCACGAGCGCGTCCTCCAGGCCGCGGGAGAGCGGTACGGCCTGCGCCGGCCGCCGGTCGCGGCGCCCAAGCCTCACGAGCAGGCCAGGTTCGGCGGAGCGTCCCCATCCGGCGGTGGCCCCCGCGGCTCCGGCACTTCCTACCGCCTGAGCGACGGACAGATCGAAATCGCCATGGCTACCTACCCGCACCTGTCCAAGACCGAGGCCATGACCAAGTGGGCCGAGACCGCCCTGCGGAACGACCCGCGCTTCTTCGACCAGGGTTGACGCTCCCGGTAATTTCGCGCAAAACGCGAAGAATACGCCAATGTAGGTGTCAACGATTTCGGGCACTTACATTGGCTAACCGGTGAGCTAGGTACCGTTTGACGCACTTGTTTTAGTGCGGATGCAGCGTAAGCTACAACACGTCAGCGAATTGTAGTTGCATTAGGCGGTGCGCCGTCGTAGTGTGACGTGTAGGGCTCATTCCCCCTCGGTGTTGCCGACGAGGCGCGTGGACGGAGCCATTCGGCGACAGGTGCTCTTTCCCCGGCGTTGCCTCGCACGCTGCGAGTGGACCGAGTGCTCAACCGCGAGGCGGGAGTGAGCGCCATGGCACAATCGCAGCAGTCAGCAGAGCCCCGCAAGGACCCGAAACTCCGCCGAGGCCGCAGCAAGGCCGTAGAGGGCACCGTCACGAATCAGCGTGAGGATCGCCACTACGTCCTGGCCCAAGCGACCGACCAGAGCTTCGGCCTGATTCGCCACATCGAGAACGGCTACCACAAGGTCAACGCACAGACCGACAAAGAGCGCGTGGTCTGCGGCCGGGTGGAGCCGAACGGAGACGTGGTGTTCCAGGGGCACGTCCTCGTCTGGATCGAGAAGGACCTCTACGAGGAAGACCTGGCTGGCGCGAAGGCGATCATGGACGCCCGCTCGAAGAAGTCCAAGGGGCCGGGGGGCGTCGACAATGTTGTCGGCGTCAACGGCAAGCCGGCCCACGACATCGCAGACAACTAGGAGCACCCCATGGCCAGATCCGCAAATGCCCAGCCCAAGAGGTTGGGTGCGCACTGGGTTCGGAGCATGACCGGCCCGAGCCTCGGCACCCCGCCCACCGTCGAACTTCCGGTCGCAACCGCCAACACCCTCGGTCTGTTCGCAGGAGACTGCTTGCAGATCCTCACGGGTGGCACCGTGTACCCGACCACGGTTGGTGGCGGGTCCTACCCGTACATCAGCTACGTCCTGCTGTCGATGACGCGCTACTACGGTAGCGACGGCGTCATTCGGCGCGGGCCGTTCCTGCCGGCGGCCACGGCCTACACCGGCACGACCTCGCTGGCGAACCCGCTGGCGTCCATCGCGCTCTGCATCCCGGTGGCGAACCAGATTTTCGCCCTCACGGTGCCGACGGCCGAGGCAACCCTCACGGCGGCGCAAGCCAAGGTGGGGAAGTGCATCGACATCAACCCGGGCGCCGGCACCACCGTGACCGGGCAGTCGGGCCACCTCATCTACACCGGAACCGACGCCACCTACGGGTGGCAGGCCACCACGGTCTCCGGGCAACTGCGGCTCGAAGAGATCCCGCGCGTCGGGCTCGACGGGCTCCTGAACGACCCCACAATCGCCAACTGGACCGGGTACTTCTCGGTCGTCGAGACCATCGTCACGGTCTAGGAGAACGCCATGATCACGACAAACGCATTGTGGAAGAGTATCGAGCTGACCATCGACAACATCTCGACCGAGTCCCAGGAGAAGACCCAGGTCGCCATCGGGAAGGGCAAGCTGTGCCCCGCAACCCCGATGCGCAAGGCCCTGGTCCGCAACATGGAAGTCGCGGGCACCACCCTCCTGGAGTACAAGGTGGAAGGCGCCCCGATGGTCCAAGAGGACCCGGTGCTCGGCGGCATCGCCGAGTTCTTGCCCGTCACGATGGCCAAGGCGGTGAGCATCACCGAGGAGGCCATGGACGACGGCGACTACGACAAGATCATCATGGCGTCCAAGCGCCTGATGACCTCTGCGTGGAAGACCGAGGACATCAGCGTCGCCAACGTGCCGCTGAACTGCCTCACCACGGTCGGCGGATACGACAAGGTCGCGCTGGCCAGCACGAGCCACCTCCTGCCGAGCGGCACGACGGTCTCGAACTGCCTCGCCTCCTCGGCGGGCGGAACCATCATCGGCATGACCCCGAGCCCCCAGGCGCTCCAGCAGATGCGCGCCATGGCGGCCCTCATGCCGGGGCCGAACGGGCTGGTCGACTCCCTGGAGCTGCGGGCCGTGACCTTCCCCGAGGTGCAGCTCGACCTCTGGAAGGTCATCACCCAGACCGGCCAGGCGGTCGGCAGCAACTTCAACGACATCAACACCGTGAAGTCCTACAACCTCGACCTCATCCCGGTGAAGTGGTACGACGCCGTCTCGCAGCAGTTCTGGGCGTGCCTGACCAACGCCGACAATGGCATCACGTACTACCAGCGGAAGAAGCCGCAGGGCAGGACGTGGGTCGACAACAACGGAATGGTGGCATTCCACGGCGTCAGCTTCCGCGGCATCGCCGGCTGGAGCGACTGGCGCCACTTCCTGCTCGGGTACTCGCCCGCGTAGTCCCGAGGAAAGGAGAACACCATGGGAACTCAAACCGCTTCCGCTTTCTCGGGCATCTCGCGGGTTCCGCGTGTGCCCCTCAACGACACCATCGACCTGAACGGCGTCTTCGTCACCCCGTGTGGCGGCCGGACGTTCCACGTTCGCGGCGACGGCACGTCTGTCCTGGCCTACGACGACCAGTACAGCCAGAACACCGCCGACATGAACCAGCGGCTCTGGCCGTCGGTCGCGTCGGTGCTGCCGTACTGCGTGGCGAGCCGGGGAGACCGGGTCATCGTCCACCAGAACCACACCGAGGACATCAACGCCGCGGACGACTGGGCGCTCGTGGCGGGGCTCTCGATCATCGGGCTCGGCTGGGGCAACACCAGGCCGACGTTCACCTTCACGACGGCGCTCGCGACGATCCTGCCGGACGTCGCTGGGCTGACGTTCGAGAACTGCCGATTCCTGTGCGCCGGCCCTGCCGGGACGACCGCTCTCACGGTGGCGGCCCCCTGGGTGGTCACCGGAGAAGGCTGCCGGTTCATCGAGAACTACTTCGAGATCGGCATCGACGCGGACCAGCTCTGCACGACTCCGTTCACCATCAAAGGAGCGAACTGCGGCTTCTTCGGGAACAAGATCGTGGCCTTGGCACAGGCGGCCCCAAGCACCAACGTCATCGTCCTCGGCGACGCGGACGAAGGAGCCGACGGGTTCACCTGCGTCGGGAACTACATCAAGGCGACCACGGGCAACGTGGCCACCGGAGTCATCGCGAACATCTCCAGCACGGCCACCTCGAATGACATCCTCATCGAGAGGAACTACCTCCACAACTGGAAGGCGAGTTCCACGACCGTCATCTCGTTCGCCGGCAACATGGTGACCACTGGCATCGTCAGGGAGAACCAGTTCCGAGTGGAGCTGAACAGCAGCGTCCAGGGCGTGGTCTACAGCGGGACCGGCGTGGACGTGTGCCTCGACAACAACCGCATCAGCAACGTGGCCAACGAAACGGCGCTCCAGAACCAGGGCACCGCTTCCGCATAGCAACCGGGGCAGGGGAGTGGGGTTGTGGCCTCACTCCCCTCGGCTCCACCCCCTGCCCTCTTTTCGGAGCCCCATGCAGACCATCGGTCGCCACTACCAGGGACCACGCTTCAACTACACGGACCTCTGCGACTACTGCGGGGCCCCGTGGCACCGAACGGACTTGCAGCTCAACTCCGACAACCGCCTCTACTGCCCCGGCTGTACGGAGGAGGCAGAATCTCTCAAGGACATCAACGACGCCTGCGCCGAGAACGTCGGCTACATCGAGCCGGTGCGGGGTAAGACCAGGGAAGGACCATGACGGCTCCCACTATCGCCGTACCAGACTTCCAGCGCGACCAGATTCTCACGGCCGCCATCCGCCTGACCGGCATCCTGCCCTACGAGGAAGATCCATCGGCCAAGATGCTCCAGGCGTCCGCGATGGCGCTCGACGTCGTGCTCGACGAGCTGATGTCCGACAACATCGTGCGCAAGCAGGTGGAGCGTACCACCTTGGCGCTCACGAGCAGTACCGCGGCCTACAACCTGGCGGCCGACACGCTCGACATCGAGCACGGCTCCGGCGACACGGCCGGTACCGTCTACGACGCCACCAACACGGCCGAGTCCATCGTGACCCTGATCTCGGTTGGCGACTACGGCAAGCTCTCGTCCAAGACCACGACCGGAAGACCGAGCCGGGTCCTGGTGGAGCGCGGCGCCCTCACGACCCTTACGTTCTGGCCCGTCCCGAGCGCCGACATGACGTTCCGGTACGCGCGGGTCAGGATGCTGTTCACCAGCAGCACGGGCGCCATGACGCTCGACCTGCGGAGGACCTGGACGGCCTACATCGTGTTCGCGGTGGCGGTCCACGTCTGCCTGCACAACAGCATGTTCGAGAAGGCCCAGGTGCTCGACAAGTGGGCCAAGGAAAAGAAGCAACTGGCCCAAGCTGGCGACGTGGAGCGCGGCAATATCCGCTTCCGCGTCGGCCACGATGCGAGAAACTGGAGGTAGCATGGCATCCCTGGTCAAGTGGCTCATGTACTCCGGCGCCAGGACGGTAGCCGGGGAACCCGTCGCGTCCGGCACCATCGGGTTCTACGTTCCAGGCAGCACCTCCGAGGAGGTGACGGTCTACGCCGACATGGCCGAGACCGAGCCGCTGGTCCAGCCCGTGAGCCTCGATGCGGCCGGCAGGGCGGAGGTGTACCTCAAGGTCCCGGCGGAGGTCATCGTCAAGGACGCCGACGGCGCGACCGTGAGGCTGTCCGAGAACGCCACCACGGTCGACTCTGCCCAGGTGGTCGCTTCGTGGGGCGGCTCGTCCTCGAACCTCGGGACCATCCTGTCAGACCTGCAACTCTCACTCACCGGGTCGGCCACCGGCTCCGCCCTGTATCGCGAGAGCAGCTCGACCGGAGTGGCGCCAAGGTACTACCAGGACGCCGTCCACAGGGTCATCGAGCCCAAGGACTTCGGGGCGACCGGCCTCGGGGTGGCGGACGATGTACTTCCGCTCCAGCGGGCCATCAACCGGGCCATCGCCACCAAGCTGCCGCTCTACCTCGGGACAGGAACCTACAAGGTCACGGCCGGGCTGACGATCAACGGTGCGCTTCAGATCATCGGGGCTGGCAAGGACTCCTGCCTCATCTTCATGGCGACCGAGGCAGCGGACCTGTTCACGGTCGATGCTGGGAGTGCGACCGCGGCGGTCCAGATGCTCGACTTCTCGGCTCTCGTGCCCTACGCGGCCGGCTCTGGGTACGCGGCCATCAACATCACCCGCTGCAACAAGTCGCTCTTCGACGGCCTCGGTCTCACGTCCTTCTACGGCATCACGGGGCACGCGACGAACTTCAAGGACTCGGTGGTGAGTCGGTGCTCCGCGACCATCAAGGGCGCCACCTCCATCGGGTTCAACGTCGGGACCAGGGTGCGGGTCATCGACTGCACCGCCACCGAGGACACGTCGGCGGCCGAGGGCTTCCGCGCCTCGGGTGCCAACTGCACCTTCATCAACTGCGAGGCGGTCAGCACGACGAAAGGCTTCGTTCCAGAGGTCGCCACCACCGCGTTCGTGCGCTGCACGGCCACGTCCTGCGGGACCGACGTGTCGGGAACAGCAACCACCTACACCAGCATCGCCAACTCGTGGGACGTCATCGGGGAGGTAAGCGCCGCCCTCGTCACGGCCGACGCCGGAACCGTGTCCAGGGTCTTGGTCATGCCGAGCTGGGTCGGAGGTGGGGTCAAGCTGGTGTCCATCTACATGACGGCCATCGCGGATACGGACGCCGACGATGTCGCGCTCACATTGACGGGCGCCGCCGCGTTCACCAACGTCCCCACGGTCGTTGGCATGGGAGGGACCCTGTACGACTCAGGGGCGATGGCTGCGTGGTCGGCCGCGGCCGATGGGGTTCACTTCGGGTGGCTGGCTCCATCGGGCACGATGGCTGGCTGGATCACCCTCATGGGGGACTGATGGGACAGACCCAGATCGCCAAGATCGAGTTCGGCGGCTCCGAGGACCAGAGCGCGTCCGAGCTTGGCGGAGCCCAGCCCACCGTCCTGAACGCCATCATGGACAAGATGGGGGTCGCGCGCCGCCGCCCGGTGCTGGCCACCTGGAGCACCTGGCCCACCACCATGCCGGTCGGCTACGGCTCGACCGGCGAGGCCATCATCGGGATGTGCCCGTTCGGCGAGCAGGTGGTCTTCGTGACCAACGACCGCAAGCTGCATGCCCTATCGT